ATTGTTCCCCAGTCTAGGCAGAGAGACTGTGGCGTATGGTGGCAGTGAGATTGCGGCTGCAGGTGCGCGTGAGTTTATGCCTGACTCTACGGCGGCAGAGCTTTTAGCCAGTGTAGTAGGTGGGGCAGGAGGATACAGCGGCGCCGATGTAGGCAGCACAGCAATGAGGCAAGGAATTGTTGACCAGAACGCTAAGGGTCACGCACTGCCTCCAGAGCTTTTGGTAGAAGGAACCGGCCAAAAAGCAGAAACGCCTGTTGTTCAGAGTTTTACACCAAAAAACAAAGACGCAGTGATCGCCAACATTGACGCCACAATCGCAAGGCATCCTGACGCATTGACCAGTGAACAGAGCTGGAAAGACACAGAAGCAGAGGCTTTTGGCGGCGATTACTTACCGGCGCCGCCGTCTCAAGCGGTTAAATACAATAACGACCCCGCTCTTCTTGCAGCCAAGCTAGATAAGTTGACGCCAGAGCTGAAAGCCAGTGTTGACGAGGGTTTTGGTTATGTGAACCAGATAAGAAACATGTACAACTCCCAGATGGCTACTCCTGAAATGACTGGCAGGTTGTTTATGTGGGGAATTTTATCTAGGGGTGCCGGCCCGGTTCAGCAGGAGGCCGCGTTTATTGATCTGTTGGACAAGGCCCAGCCATTTATAGCCAAGTCGGCCAGAGGGGACTTTACTGAAAGCGACCTTTCTGCGTGGAAAGAAATGGTTAAAGTAAGTCTTCCAAAAGGCTCTCCGTCTAATCAAGTTACAATGAACGCCAATTCTGCAGGCAAGCTGCTTTATGCGCTTTCACAAACAGCAGAAGGCACTAACGCCCCGGCACTTAGGCTCCTCCACAACTCCTTGGCTAACCCTAAGGTTTCTGGTCCAGAGTTTAGGCGTCAGTTTTTCCGGCTTACAAATAAGCCCGGCATAGACAATAAGGTTGTTTCGTTCATAGGTTTAGTGGGTGGCAAGGATGACATGCTGGTTATGGACCGAATACAGTCTCGCCATTTGTGGGATGACGGTCGATATGAAGGCAAGAACATTTATGACGGTATAAACAAAAGCGGCTTGAGCAAGATACTGGTAGGACCGCGTGGCTTGATGCTGACAGAAATGCTAGAAAACGGCATGGGAGACGCAGTGTCTCAGGCATACAAGATGATAGGTCGTCCACAAGACGGTTCTATTGGCAGGATGCACTGGGAAACATGGTTGATTGAAGGAAACCAAGGGGTTTCACACAGCACCCTCCAAGCAGTTAGAAGCGGAACACCTATTGGTGGAGGCGTGACAGAAGGCAAGCCGGGCACTTTTTCCTCTGGAATGACATACCGCCAAGCTTTGGAAGGACCCATAGTTGAATACCCGTTGTCTGACGGTAGTATTGTCCGGATGACGCCTGAACGGCAGAAGGAGTTTGAGGCATTTGTAAAGAAGCCATCAAACGGTATAATACCTACAGGGTTTAAGGTTACCGAGTCTATCACTGGTCCTTGGTACACTAGGCCCGAAGTAGACAGGAGAAAATTAGATGAAGCAGCGAAACAATTCGAGAACGCCAACCCCGACGGAAGCCTTAGATCAGGCGATGTCAGGGATATTCAAGGTCGGGGCGCCCTTTCTGAACGAAGGGGAGACTTCCTCACAGCCTTCCGTAGAGACGCAGCCAACGTCGCAAGATCGACCCGAGGAGTTTCGGGAGGGCCTGATGGACGAAATCTTAGCCAAGAGGCCGGGCCTTACACGAGAGGAACTGTCGGAACAGATGGACGCGATGGGCTTCTAACTTTTAGCCCTGACCAGAATGCTCTGACACAGTACCAAAGCGCGTCTCTTTCTCTACCTGTAATTAGGCAGGTGGATTCAGCCGCGAATGCTGCAGCATATAACGCAGACATGACTCAGGCGATGGCATCCAATTCAATGGCTGCTCAGGTTGATATCAAGTCTCCAGAAGAGCTGGCAGACGCTCGATTGTTCCGTACAGAATCAGGCAGCGGGTTTGCCATCAAGCCAGACGGCGACATCGTGGCTGTATTTGCTTCTGCTAACGAGCCTCGTCGCGGTAGTTATGCCATGCTCCAAGCAGCAGTTCAGGCCGGCGGCAAGAAGCTGGACGCCTTTGACACCTATTTACCTGATATATACGAACGTGTGGGTTTTAGGCCCGTGGCTCGTTTGCCATGGAACGATGAGTTTGCGCCGGATAATTGGGACAAAAACACATTTAAAAAGCACAACAACGGCGAACCCGATATAGTTTTCTTTGTTCACGACCCTGACTACTTTGGGGGAGCCAAAGACGTTCCTGTTGTTAAAGAGTATGCAGACGCCGTCGCGCTTCAAGATAAAGCGATAGAACAGACTCAAGTCTCTTCAATTTTAGAAGACCAACGCAAAGCATGGCGTGAAGCCAACAAAGGAGACTTTAGGCAGGCACAAACGCCTGAGCTTGAGGAGGCTGCTCGAGACCTGCAAGCCAACAAGATATCTATTGAGGACTACGCTCAAAAAGTAAAAGAGCTACGTCCTATTGAGCTAATAACCGAAGTCCCTAAGATTTCTTCTTTTGAAGAGATTGCTTATGCGCTTGATCAAAATAAAGTTGATAAGGGCTTGATAGGACTAAACAAAGAAATCGCTGATGGCACTATGGTTGGTTCTCGGCTAGACATCCCGGCATACAATCAGTTTGATACGTGGGTTGTTTCTCTGCACGAAGGCGCGGGAGTCAGCGGTCCATCAATAGGCTATGGAAAAGTAGCTGTTCTGGACGATGTTAAATTCAACAGTAATCCTGACTCGGCTCTTAAAGTGGCATCAGGTAAGTCAGACAAGGCCCCATTTGCCAGAATGAACGGCAAGTGGCGTAATATGGAAGTCGAAGAAGTCCAAGCTTTGGCCGAAAAGTATCTGAACGATCCTGAGTGGACTCAGGTTGGAATGAATCCTTACCGACACTCTTTCTTCTATGATAAAAACACAGGAATGCCTGTGGCGTCTGCCGATCAGGTGATACAGATCGGCCCATTGGTTCTGGCTAAGAACACTACGACAAGACCACTGAGAAGCCCTGAGCATATGTTGAAGAAGAGTGATCCAGACAATCCGCAGTATTTTAATCGTGGCGGCGACGTAGACCGCAAAGACGACAACAGAACATATATCTAGGACAAGACCATGCCAATAGATAAAGTAGTGAACCTTGCTCCAAATACGACGGTCTCTGTCGTAGATGATATGGAAGATATGCCAGAAATTGAGGTAGTGCTTCCTGACGACGGTGAGTTTGAAATAGAGCTGGTCCCAGAAAAAGACCCTGACTTCTATGACAACCTTGCCGAAGACATGGACGACGGCGACCTAGCTCAGATTTCGTTGGATTTATTGGCGTTTTTCGAGGCAGATAAGAGTTCTAGGGGTGACTGGGAGCAGATGTATGCCAAGGGCCTTGATCTATTGGGCCTGAAGTTTGAAGAACGCAGCAGGCCATTCCGTGGTGCAGCGGGTGCTGTTCACCCAATGCTCACCGAATCCATTGTCCAGTTCCAAGCGCAGGCGTTTAAAGAGCTGATGCCGGCGGGTGGTCCTGTCAGAACTCAGACAATGGGCAAGGAGACGTTGGATAAGGTCCAGCAGGCGTCTCGTGTGCAGGATTTTATGAACTACCAGATCACAACGGTGATGAAAGAGTACACGCCGGAGTTCGATCAGCTGCTGTTTTACACAGGATACGGCGGTTCTGCTTTCAAAAAAGTCTATTATGACTACCCGCTGGGCCGCATGGTCAGCCGAGTGGTGCTTCCTGACGACCTTTATATCCCCTATAACGGTTCCAGTGTCATGTCTGAGTGCCGTCGTATCACTCACCGCATCACAATGGACTCAAATGAGTTCAAAAAGCGCGTTGTAGCGGGCGAATATCGGGACATTGAGGTCGATCCAGACGGTGCAGGCCAAAATATTGACCAGATTGGCGCTGCTGTGGACCGTTTGGTGGGTGTAGAGGCTACCGGAGAGCCTGAAGAGCTGTTTTTGTTGGAGTTTCAGGTCGATTTAGACATTCCGGGCTATGAAGATGTGGACGAAAAGGGCAATCCGACCGGAATCAGGCTGCCTTACGTCGTTACATTGGACGAAAACACCGGCCAAGTGCTGAAAATCTGCAGAAACTGGAACGAAGGCGACGAATACAAGTGCCGCAAAGAGTATTTTGTCCATTATGTGCTGGTAGAAGGCCCCGGAGCCTACGGTTTAGGCTTTGTACACTTGATTGGTGGCCTTTCTAAGACCGCCACAGCCGCTCTCAGGCAGCTTTTGGACGCAGGTACGCTATCTAACCTTCCTGCTGGCTTTAAAGCCAAGGGAGCGCGTATAGCGGACGATAACAACCCAATTCAGCCGGGTGAATGGCGCGATATTGACGCTGGTGGGGCAGAATTGAGCAGTTCTTTGCTGCCAATGCCGTACAAAGAGCCAAGCCAGACCCTTTTCTCGCTCTTAGGCTTTACTGTGGACGCCGGTAAGCGTCTTGCAAGCACAGCAGACATGCAGGTGGGGGATGGCAACCAACAGGCCGCTGTGGGCACCACAGTAGCTCTGCTGGAGCGTGGCTCGATGGTCATGTCCGCCATCCACAAGCGCCTGTACTACGCACAGACCCAAGAGTTCGAGATGTTGTTCAAGGGATTCGGCGAGTATCTGCCGGATGAGTACCCGTATGACGTGCCCGGAGCCTGTCGTTCGGTCAAGCGTTGCGACTTTGACAACATGGTCGCTGTGCTGCCCGTAGCGGACCCTAATATCTTCTCTGCTGCCCAGCGTATTACCTTGGCGCAAACACAGCTCCAGCTGGCTCAGAGCGCCCCACAGATGCACAACATGTACGAGGCGTACTACCGTGTGTATCAGGCAATGAACGTGCGTGACATCGACGGCATTCTGAAGGTACAGACCAACCAGATGCCAAAAGACCCTGCCAGCGAGAACATCGACGCGGTAGACGGCAAGCAGCTGCAGGCTTTTGCTGGTCAGCAGCACGACTCTCACATTGCATCACACCTGATTATGGGCATGTCGCCGTTGTTACAGGCGAATCCCATGGCTGCTACTGAGCTGCAGAAGCACATTCTGGATCACATCAAACTCAAGGCCGAGGAGGATGCAGAAGCTGAACTGTTTACTCAGTACGGCAACGATCCAGACAACATGGTTTCCGACATGCAGCGCGAAGCCACTGTGGCTCTCAAAGTCTCTCAGTACATGATGGAGATGAAGGAGATGCAGGCTCAGTTGATGGGTGGCGGCGAAGAAGGTGGTCAGGACCCCGTGGTGGCATTAAAGGCTCAGGAGCTGCAGCAGCGTGCCGCTAAGGATCAGGCCGACATTGCACTGAAGCAGCAAAGCCTGCAGAACGAGCAGATGCGTATCCAAGAGAACGCTCAGGCCAATGATGAGCGCATTGCATCTCAGGAAAAGATCGCAGCTGAAAGGTCAGCTGTAGCCAGAGAGCGCATTTATGCGCCAAAAGGAGGCTAAAATGCCTCTTAAAAGTGGAAAAAGTAATAAAACAATAGGTAAAAATGTAAAAGAACTGGTTAAAACCTATGAGAAAAAAGGTAAGATAGGCGCCAGTAGACCTGCCAGCAAGAAAGCCGCGCAAAAACAAGCCGTGGCTATTGCTCTCAGTAAGGCAGGTAAGTCGCGCAAAATGGCTAAGGGTGGCCCAGTCAAGGCCGCCTCAAAGCCAAAACCTCGAGTTGTCAGGAAACGCGACGGCAACAAAAAAGTAAAGATTTACTAAGCCTTCCAGACGGTGGCATTAAACCGTCTGCTTACATGGGAAAACGACCATGCTGGAGTTCGCTGAGCGCGTTCTAAAAGAAATTAGAAAGCTAGAATCGGACACACAAGCGATTGTGTTGAACGGAACCGTCTCCGATATGGAGCGTTATCGTTTCCTGATGGGCCGTCTGGAAGGTATTCGCCTCGTTGATGAGGTTATTCGTAACGAAGTTAAGAAATACTCGGACGACTAAAGGAGACTATATGCAATCTGAGCCTAAACTAACTGCATTGGAAGAGAAGTGGCAGAAAGAGGAAAAGACCTCTAAGCCAAGTCTTAACGATGCTTACACCGAAGATGGAAAGGTAAAAGACGAGGGCATTGAGCAAAATGTTCTTGATCTGATTCCCCAGCCGACGGGCTGGCGTCTTGCCTTGCTTCCATACCGAGGTGCTGCAACTACCAAGGGCGGCATCATGCTGGCCAAGGAAACGCAGGAAAGGACACAACTAGCCACCAATGTAGGTTATGTGTTGAAGGCAGGGCCTTTGGCATACGCGGATGCGTCTAAGTTTCCAGACGGCCCGTGGTGCAAGGAAGGTGACTGGGTGATCTTTGGCCGATATGCCGGGTCACGCATTCAGATTGACGGAGGCGAAATCCGGCTCCTCAATGATGACGAAATTTTAGGGATAGTGACTGATCCCGAAAACATTTTGCACATGTAAGGAGAGATTGATGGCAGAGCCAAAGAACGAAGAACTCCAGTTTGATGTTGGTGAAAACGAAGAAGAAACGACGGTTGAGATGAACGAGGATGGCACCGATGCCAAAGTCGCTGAAAAGGAAGAGCCTGTCGTTGAGCAAGAAGCCGCTTCTGAAAAGAAAGAGCAGGCTGCACCTGATTCAGGAGAGCTAGACGACTATTCTGATAAGGTAAAGAAGCGAATTGATAAGCTTACAGCGCGTTTACGAGAGACCGAACGCCGTGAAGCGTCTGCCTTGGAGTATGCAAAAAGCGTGCAATCTCAGCACGAAGAGCTGCGTAAAAGGTATGAGCAGACTGCTACAGAGCGAGCAGGCGAGGCCAAGGGCCGTGTTGAAACACAGATCACTGCACTGAAAACTGTGATAAAGAGAGCCAGAGAAGAAGGCGATATCGACACAGAAACTGAGGCGCAACAAAGACTTACGCAGGCCATCTGGGAGCAGCAACAGTTAAACAAGCCGCAACCTGAGCCTGTAGCCCAAGCACAGCAGCCTGCACCGCCTCCTCCACAGGCACAAAAAGCAGCTGATCCTAAGGCTGAGGACTGGGCAGAAAAGAACCCTTGGTTTGGTCAAAACATCGTGATGACCAACACCGTGCGAGGTATTCACGTAGAACTTGTTAAGAATGAAAGGTTTGACCCTACTTCAGACGAGTACTATGATGAGATAGATCGCAGAATGCGTAATTTATTTCCGCAGCAGTTTGGGGAAGCAACACCGCCCCAAGAAGAAGCTGCGCCAGATAACAGGACCAACCGACCCGTGCAAACGGTGGCGCCTGCAACCCGATCGTCGGGAGTCAACAACTCAGCACGCCGTACTATTAAGTTGAAACCCAGCGAGGTTGCAATCGCTAAAAAGCTAGGGGTTCCACTTGAAGAATACGCTAAACATGTGAAGAGGTAGTCATGAACGACAAAACTGTACCAAAACTTTCTCGCAGTAAACGTGAATCTGAGACTCGCGAAAAGACTGCGCGTCGTAAAAGCTGGGCACCTCCTTCTCGGTTAGATGCTCCCCCACCTCCTCCGGGCTATAAGCATCGTTGGATAAGGGCTGAGTCTGCAGGGCAAGAGGATCGAATCAACGTAACCGGCAAACTCCGTGAGGGGTATGAGCTGGTTAGAGCTGATGAGTATCCTGAGTTTGACAGTGTGGTCCAAGAAGACGGAAAGCACGCAGGTGTTATTTCTGTCGGTGGATTGCTGCTGGCAAGGATTCCTGAAGAAACAGCAGAAGAGCGTCGAGAGTATTATCAAAGTAGAACCCATGATCAGATGCGGGCTGCGGACAATGACCTGATGAAGACGAACGCACATTCGTCGATGAAGATCAATGCTCCTGATAGGCAGTCCCGTGTAAGCCTCGGAGGTCCTCGGTCCTCCGAATAACCCTGTT